TATAAGGATAGGATATTTTGTACTAATCAAAGTGTTTCGAGTTTTTCAGTAAACAAAAACCAATATACTGCTAATAGCACCACAAATGAATTTATAGTTTATGAGTAATATACACGTTTTAGAATTAAGTTCTTATACAACGCCCGTAATTCAAGAGTCGAAAAGAGACGCTTGGGTTGAGTTTGGCGAGGATAATAATTACTTTCAGTTTATCATTGATAGGTACGTTAATTCGACAACTAATAGCTCTGTAATTAACAATGTAAGTCGTTTAATTTACGGTCGTGGATTAAGTGCGTTAGATGCAAGTAAAAAGCCAAATGAGTACGCTCAAATGATGGCTTTATTTAACCCCGATTGTATTCGTAAAATAGTGCTTGACAGAAAAATGTTCGGACAGTTTGCAATGCAAATACATTATTCACAAGATCATAAAAGAATTTTAAAGGCTTATCATATACCCGTGAATTTATTACGTGCGGAAAAGTGCAATAAAGACGGAGAAATAGAAGGTTATTATTATTCGGATAATTGGTTGGACGTAAAAAAATACGCTCCTAAAAGAATACCAGCTTTTGGATATTCAAATGAACAAATAGAAATTATTTATTCTAAGCCGTATGCGGTGGGAATGAAATACTACGCTTTACCTGATTATCAGGGTGGGTTACCTTATGCAAAGTTGGAAGAAGAAATTGCTGATTATTTAATTAACGAAGTTCAAAACGGTTTTTCGGGAACTAAAGTAGTAAACTTCAATAATGGCGTACCAACTGAAGAACAGCAAAGTATAATTAAAAGCAAGGTGTTAAGCCAGTTAACGGGTTCGAGAGGACAAAAAGTTATTGTAGCTTTTAATAACAACCAAGAAAGTAAAACAACGGTAGACGATTTACCGTTAAACGATGCGCCCGAGCATTACACTTACTTAAGTGATGAATGCGTAAAGAAAATTATGTTAGCGCATAACGTTACTTCGCCGCTTCTTTTCGGTTTAGGTTCGGCTAATGGTTTTAGTTCAAATGCTGATGAATTACGTAACGCACAAGTGTTATTTGAAAACATGGTTGTAAAACCTATTCAAGACCAAATTATAGATTCATTTGAAACAATTCTACATTATAATGGAATTACTTTAAAGATGTATTTTGAAACGTTAAACCCGCTGGATTCGGCTGGAGATTTAACAACTAATAGTGATAAAAAACGTTTGTTAGATTCAATAAATAATTTGAGTCCTTTAGTAGCGAATAAAGTAATTGAAACTTTAACGGCTAACGAAATTCGTAGTATTGTAGGTTTACCACCTGAACAAGGCGGTAACGATTTAGCGCCCGAACTATTAAGCAAAATAAACACGGAATTAGAAGAAATATTAAACGAAGTTGATGCGAACCAATTAGGCGAAGGCTGGGTAATGGTAGACGAACGAGAGGCTTCAGAAAATGACGAAGAATTAGATTCGCAATTAATTAAAGCTGAATTAGATTTAGAGCCGAAAACAACGCTTTTAAGCCGCTTAATTAACCTTGTACAAACTGGTAACCCGCAACCCGATAAAAAGAGCGCACAAGACAAAAAAGTAGGAGATTTAAAATACTTTAAAGTTCGTTATAAATACACGGGAAATAAAGCACCCGACCGTGACTTTTGTAAAGCAATGATGTCAAAAGAAAATAGGTTGTTTAGAAAAGAAGATATTGATGCAATGAGTAGAAGGGCGGTTAATCCTGGTTTTGGCGAAGGCGGTGCAAATACGTATGATATATTTCGTTTTAAAGGTGGTCCACGATGTCACCACAAATTTTCAAGGGTAACTTTTATGTTAGATTTAAACGCTATTGAAAAAGGTTATTCTGAAATAGGAACAAGAGCAGCAGAAATTAAAGGATATAAAGTAACGAACCCTTACGAAGTTTCAATATACCCTAATAATTTGCCTTTAAAAGGGTTTAGCCCACGAAATAAAAATTTACCTTCAGACGTAATATAAAATGGCAGAAGCACTACTCATAACAAGACAAGACGTTGTTAAGTTCACTGCAATGAACGGTAACGTAGACACGGACAATTTTATTCAGTACGTCAAAATAGCACAAGACATTCACATTCAAAATTACTTGGGTACTGATTTACTTGAAAAATTAAAGTCCGAAATTATTTTAGCGGCTTCAGGAATACCGACAGCAATTACAATAAGCAATCAAGGAACTGGATATACAACGGGAACTGCTATAAATACAACAAGCACAACGGGAACGGGTTTAAAGTTAAATATTACGGCAGCTGGTGGTTTAATTACGGCAGCTACAATTAACACGGCGGGTACGGGTTACACGGTAGGAGGTACGGCAACGGTAACGGGCGGTACAAATGGAGCGGTTACAATAAGTTCAATTTACACAATACCAACTGATTACAATAATCTTTTGGTTAACTATGTAAAACAAATGCTTATACACTGGGCAATGGTTGAATATTTACCCTTTGCAGCTTATACAATAGCGAACAAAGGGGTGTACAAACACAGTTCGGAAAACGCTACGAACGTTGAAAAGGTAGAAATTGATTTCTTAATAGAAAAAGAGCGTTCTATTGCACAACACTATACTGAAAGATTTATTGATTATATAAGCTTCAACAACGATTTATTTCCTGAATACAATAGTAACTCAAACGGGGATATGTATCCGGATACAAATAATAATTACACTGGCTGGTATTTATGAAGAACTACAAACCAAAAGACGAAAACATAAAGAAATTATTAACCTATTTAAGTAAGCAAAATGGCAAACGTAAAGATAAGTCAATTAACGGCAAAGGCAAGTAATATAGTTGCTACCGATCGTTTTGCAATTGCACAAGACGATGGAGGTGGTACGTTTTCAAGTAAGTACGTAACGGGCGCTCAAGTATTCAATAAAACAATGGTTACTTATTCGGCTGCATTAAACAACTTGGTTTTATCGGATGCTAATAAAATTATAAAAACGGATCGCGGTACGGCTAATGATTTACGTATTCCGTTAAATTCAAGCCATGCGTTTCCGATAGGAACGGAAATGATTATATTTCAACATGGTGCGGGACAAACAACTATTGCTGGAACTGCTGGAGTTACATTACATTCAACGGGCGGTAAAACTAAAACAACGGGACAATATTCAGTTGCAACGTTAATAAAGGTAGGTACCGATGAATGGGTTTTATTCGGAGATATAACAACTTAGAAAAATGGCAAATGCAAATGGATGGGGCGACGGTGCTTCAAATAATAATATAGGATGGGGAAAAGGTGCTGATAATGCCATCGGCTGGGGTTCGGTTTATTCCGTTTCTGAAGCTGGCGCAACTGATATTGTAGGAACTACAGCGGTTGACCCAGATGCACAAGCATTCATTACAGCGACTGCAATAACAGACTCTACTCAACAAAGTGCTATTAATACTTTGGTAGTTGACTTGAAAGGGTATTCACTTTGGACTCCAATAAAGGCTTTATATCCTTTTGTTGGTGGTACAAGTTCAACGCATAAATTCAACTTGAAAGACCCAAGAGATTTAGATGCAGCATTTAGATTAGTGTTTAATGGTGCTTTGCCTAACGGAACAAATGGGTATGCGGATACTAAGTTAGTTGCACAAGGTACGCTTGGATTAAACTCAACAAGCTATGGCGTTTATTCAAGAACAAATGTAGATAGAAACGCTCCATCAATTGGTAATGTTACAGGAGCTGCGGCATTTGAATGTTCTTTATGGTTAAGAAGTTCAAACACTGCATTTTTAAGGGTGAATAATTCAACAAATGCAAGTCAAGCAAGTACAGATTCAAGGGGTTTATTTATAGCAAATAGAGCAAATTCAACACAAATTAATTTACAAATAAGAGGGACACAATACACATATAGTAATAACAGTAATTCTCTTTCTACTGATGTGTTTCAATTAGGCGGTGTTAACCCTAATTTCTTTGACACAAAACAACTTGCTTTTGCATTTATAGGAGACGGTTTAACAGCTCAAAATATGACTGACTTAAATACAGCAGTTATAGCATTTCAAACAGCATTAAGTAGAAACGTATGAAACTAAATGAACTAACAGCAGAAGAAAGGTTAACCTATGTAGGTTTGCTTACAGAGGTACAAAAAGACGAATTAGTCGGTCAATGGTATGCACCTGATAGCTACTTTAATCCTATTCAGGACTTGAATGATAATTGGATTATTTCAGTAGAAGAAATGGAGCAGTGTGTTAATCCTGATTATCTTTGGGTAAAAGATTTAACAATGATTCCCTACGAACCAAAACCTTCACCATTTCCACCATTTGAAAATTAATTATGAAAATGATACCAGTTACACAATTTATTGAAGTGATAAAAAAACAAGGCGCAGTCGGTGTACTTGCATTATGGTTAACGTACACGCATTTCGAGGTGCAAGACGTAAAAGAGCGTTTATACAACTGCTTAGATAAAAACGAATACTACAATAGAAAGCCTATTGAAGAAAAACAACCACCTTTACCAAGTGTAAAAAATGACACGGTTGCGGTACTTGAAAATAAAAACCGTAAATTAGCGAAAAAATAATTTATGAAGCTAACAACTAACTTTAACTTGTCCGAGTTTAATAAGCATAATTTTACTATTACGGACACAATTTTTCAAAACATTTTTGAACTGGCGAAGAACTTACAAGTTTTACGTGATGAAGTAA